TAAAGCGTACGGAGTACCAGAGACAGCCACTGCAACCCCACCAGCAACAACGGAAATGACTGCACGACCTGCACGATTTAGGATTCGTCGCCACATGCTCATCACCTCCCTTTTTTGGTGTCACCTATCACCATAATATCAAGTATAATATGGTGCTATTCCACCGGCTCATTCGCCGGATTTTGCAACTTTTTGATCTTGACCTCGGGCGACGGAGTTCCCGTCACCCTCAGCCAAGATCTCTTTTTTATTGACGAGGCCAAGCTCCTCAGCCTCTTTTCGATTCCGATCATCCAAACAGAACGCCACGAACTCCTCGGGGTCATTATTAAACCGAGACCGGATTTCAGCAGGGAATTGCATGAAGCTATATTCAGCCTCTTTAACAGCATTTAGCGCACCCTGATAATCCGTTATACCAGTAAAGTCGCCATACTGAGGCATCCTCACATTTTCGGGTAATTCACCCGTAAGACCAAACCTCTTAACAATCGTATTTATGTCAGACTCATCACGCTGATGCTGCTGAGCTTTGGACTCATCGAGACACTCTAACGCAGTCTCTTTAGACACGGAATCCATGTCATAGTTATACTGAGAACGAACAAATACTGTAGTCATTTTAACCTCCTTTTTTTTTCTCATTTTGAACCACCGAAGAGATACTTAAGACCACCTTTGAACTTATCCCAACCCCCTTTAGGGTTATATCTCAATTTAGGATCAGGTCCGAAGTCAATCCTCTTACCCTTCTTATCTATAGCCGTAGTACCCACAAAGCTCTGCAAAATGTTTTCCAACGCACGATAAATAGTCGCCTTCGGCGTCTTAATATCAACCTCTTTTGAGAGCTTCTCAGTAGAAACGGCCACCTGTTGAGCAGTCGCAGCCTTAACCAATGTATCAGTTGCAACATTCTTTTTTTGCTCATCGAGTAAAGCCGTCTGAGCCGTAACCGTACGACCCGTATTGAATGCACCAGACAAATCAGTACCAGACGCAGAAGCAGCAGAAGAAGTAGGAGAACCAGGAGCACCCGACATATACGACAGCATCGGATTAAGCCCTGCCTTTTTCATATCCTCAGTCTGCATCTGATAACGACTACCAAACATCTCTCTATCGAAATCCTGAGCATCATGTTGACGATGCAAAGCCAACGATGAATTATAGTGAGCGCCAAGCGCATCGAGGCCAGCACTACCAACAGCCGAAGCTATTCCATCAAACATACTCATAACTGCCTCCTGCTTTAAGCTCAGTACTGAGCTTAAAAATGGTCTATCAGACCAGGCACACTATACATCGGCATCGGCCTAGCGACCTTATTATCGAAGAACCCATCAAACAAAAAATGTTGACCATTGGCACCAGCACCAACAGCAAGCACCCTTGACATCGGAGGCGTATCTTTAATAAACGTATCATTGAGAGTTGGAAGACCCGCAAAATTTTGGGACAAATGCCATCCGTCAATTGTACCTGCAGACCGACTTTTGAAGAGACCAGAGATCTGTGAGGGCTTATATCTATACTCAGCCCAACGCTCTTGATAACCAAACACCGCAGCATCATTAGCAGAACCATCACAATATATTTCTTTGTTCAGAACAGCCTGCTCACCAAGCATAGCAAACGCAGGAAAGTAGAAATCGTACCGAGTAGACCGACTCCACATTTTATGAAGGCCCTGCTGATACGTCAAATCAGCACGAACCGCCACAAGACCAATAATTACTCCATGCTCAGTAAACGAAGCAGTAAAACCATTACGATGCGAAACCACAGTACCGAACGCAGACAACGCACCAGCCGGGGTCGTACCCCCAGTAATACCTGTCGCAGACGTCTGAGCGATAGGGTTGATATTGATTGGAGTAGAACCCCCGCCGAGATATTCCGGACGCTGAAGCCTTGCATCTGGAGATTGGACACCGAAATGCGCCTTGACAATTTCCGTGTACCGTGTACCACCTCGCGCATCACGCTCAAGCAGTTTTTGGATTTGAAATGACTGACGCAATTGATTAATAGTAGCTCCTGTAGCTGTCGTCAAATCTGCATACAAGTTAGAAGGATAAACTCTCGCCTGTAATGCTCCGGGAGCATTCGTACCGATACCAACCGAAGAATCACCAGCAGTCATAACAATATTAGCCGCAGGAACAACACCATCAGTACGAATCATGCGCATAGCATTTTGCGCACCTGTCCATAAATCAGTAGCACTTGTCTTTACCGTACCTTGTCCACCCATTGGAAGAGAAACCGATACATTACCTTTTTGAACCCAAGGCAAGCATGAAGTAAAATAATCGTGACGTTTACCACGACGAAGAAGAACATAGTTAGCAACCGCATCCGGACCGTCACCCTTATCGACTACAACAGAATTTTGGAGATTTTCATCACGGAACCACTCATTCCATATCAGATTGTACGCACGAAGCCAAAAAGCCCCGTGGGAAACCTGATTACCAGCGACAACCTGTCCAACAGTCGGAAGGCCCATATAGTCCTGTAATGAGCCTACAGCGTACCCACTAGCAGGACACACCTGCTGAGGGACAACAAACGAAATAGAATCACCGGGATTAACCTGTTCACCCATGAACTTGACCCAGTTCGTCCACAGAAGCCGATTCGGGACGAAAAAGAAGAAAGAATCAAGATACATGTTGTCCATCACCGGGAAGATCGGCGTAGCCATCCTGGCAAACATTGTCGCATTAAAATTGAACGTATCACCGGGGAGAACTTCATCAACATACACAGGAACAAGATATCCGGCATCGAACGTAGTCTTATGCGTAAACTGCCGAAGAAAAGCCGATCGAGGAATTTCGGACTTTGGAACCATCGCAAACTGATGGGCAGATACCGACTTGTTTTTAAACACGGGACACCCCCTTTAGAATAGCTTTTTTCACATCAGAAGCAGACACGAGAAGTTTTGGCAACGACGTATCAAACGTCGCATCCGTGTCCTCATACTTACCAAGAGCAAAGAGCTGAAAATCCTCCGAATGATTATACATATCATTATCCGGAGCCTGTCTATTAACCTCATCATCAAACGAACGTATAGCAGTGCCAAGAGACACCGCAAAGAACGGCCGACCAAACACCTCACTTTTTAGATCACGAACTGCAAACACATACATTACCATTTTTGTACCCTCCTTTAGATTAGCTCTCTTTTTAAGAGCTTTATTTTTGCCTCAAGGCATTTCTCTTTGACCTCAAGGCGCTCCGGTATATTATCCTCCGCTTTCTCCATAGCCCGCATCTCTCTCGTATAGCAAATGTCATCATACATGGTACCATCATCCTCTGCGAGCTTTTTGAAGTAGAATTTAGGAGGCTTAGTTGCTTTTCCATTAACGACGCACACGTCCTGGGGGAACATGTCCGACTTGAACTTTTTATAGAATCCAGTACCGATACCGGGCTTAAGAGACATTTTATTGAACTCTTTGTTTTTTGTAACCACTTCACCAGTTTCAAGATCCATTGTTTCATAGAAGTCCTCCGATCCACGACCTAACTTCTTTTTAAGAATATAACGAGCCACATAAGCAGCAGAATTATAATTAATATCCCCGACAGTAGAAAAGCCAATACTATCATGATTTCTGTCAAGCCAAAGACTCTGTAGGGATTCAGACGTATATATTTTTGCGCCCGCAGGTGAAGTTTTAAGATAAAGCCGATCGTCAAAGCTATGACCGAAGAGACAAGCATGAAAATGAGGTCTGCCGAATGATTCACCATACTCACCAGACATGAAGAAGCGGATTTTTTTACCAGTATACTTTTTTCTAAGACGTTTCATGAACCTTTGGAAATCATCATAATTAAGATTATCGAACTCCGGTAAATGATCGTCGTTGTATGTCAGAGTTATAAAGCAATTCTCATCGTACAACGACGACTCATGCATACACCTGACAGCCCATTGCCTTGCTCTCTCCATCCTACAGCCTATACAGACACCACAGGGAACCTTAAGATACGTTATTATATCATATCCGTATTTGGTGTCAAACACAATCGCTCCACTGCTTAACCTGTACGCAGTTATAGGATAGTTACAAGACATTAAAGCCTATACCCCCCACGCATGGCTTGAGGACGCATGTTTGCGCCCTTTGTCCGACCAGCATTTCTTTTGAACCTTTTTGCAGAGTGCTTTTTATTAACAAACTTCCTTTTAAGTGGCCTCATTATGATCACCTCACTTTATAGAACCAGATTTTAGAATGGTACATTGTTGAACCCGCGCTCTCTCATCCATTTGCCTAGAGCAGACAGGACGGGAGTCAGTACTAAAGCGTACGGAGTACCAGAGACAGCCACTGCAACCCCACCAGCAACAACGGAAATGACTGCACGACCTGCACGATTTAGGATTCGTCGCCACATGCTCATCACCTCCCTTTTTTGGTGTCACCTA